GTGCAAGAAAGGATACAATAAAGAAAACTTATACAGTCTATATAATTATAGTTCAGACTTCTGGAAATTTGTAGATCAATGTGAAAAAGATTCGGAAAAATGCCACAAGATACCGATGGTAATATTTAAACAAGATAGACAGAAAACCCTGGCTATAGTCCCCTATAATATATTATACAAATCTAATAACTACATAGAGATACACAAAGAAGAAAAAACATACAGAGTATACCTCTTTGATGATATTCTTAAAGAGCTTGATTACTTTTGGCTTGATTGATCAAGGTCTCAAGTAATCTCATCTGTCCCACCATGTACTGATACATAGTATCAGATTGGATCTGTTTAGGACTTAGAGCTTTAACTCTGCTACCAACTTTAGCAGCATCTTCTTTAGAAATATGCCCAACCATAGCGGGTCTACCTTTCTGTCTTTCAAAATTAGTTGAATAAGTAATCATTTGTCCATTAACTTCAAAGCTAAAGTGCTGGGTACTACCTGAAAATTCAATCTTTAATGTTCTATTTCTTCGTGCCTCTCCCATACCACGAAGAATATCATTTTGATTTACAATCAAGGGTTCCTCATCTGTACCTTCCATAGTTACTATTTGTCCCATTTCAGTCTGCTCCATAATGGTAGCACCAGCCATTCGACAAAGGCAGTCGGTAGCCCCTTGCTTTTTCGCTTGCCAGTCAGAAGGAGGTGGTCCTGTAAGGTCGTAGTCCATTTTAAACTGATGGGTTAAGAAATCTCTTTGTAAAGATTCCGTGGCCCTTTTTTGGTTGTCTGGGTTAGTAAGATCTCGTAACTCTCTCACTTGTTTAGGTGGAGGAGTACCTGGATTCGTAACCAATTGAGTGCAAGCTGCATAAAAATTAGAATCTTTTTGACCGTAGACAAAAGTATCTTGTGCCGTTCTTTGGAGAGCTTGAGCTACTTGTTTAGGCTTAGAAAGAACTATGTTCCCATCTACATCAGTATAGGAAGCTTTCTGAGATAAGAGATCACAACTTTTAAATTTAGCCTGAATGGAACTAGCGTATGTTGCAACTGAACCTGTGGGTCCTAAGTCGCTCGGATCAAACTGCAAAGAATTATCAAGTTTTTCATACCACGCAACTTCATCAGCAGGAAGAGAAGATTTAGAGTCCCATGAACTAGTATCCGTACCCATCGCTATATCCAAACCTCTACCAAGGGAAAGATCTCCAAACTTAACTTGGTTTCCTACCGATAATTTATTTCCTGCACTTAAGAGATGTATTTCAGTTGTACTAGTAACAGACAAGCCTTGTCTCTTTAATGTTTCTCCAATTTGCTTTTTTAGTGCTTCTGTTGCATTATCATACAAGTCTTTAGGAGTTTTCGAAACAACATCTTCAGGCTTTAGATTAAGGTGACGAGCCCTTGATTGGGCTAGGGCTAACCCCTCATCTCCTTTATATAAAAAGAAATTATCTACTTTACCTCCAAGCCTTTGCGCTGTTCCTCCTGCAATAATATCATCTGCTGATAGTCTTTTTATTAACCCTCCCATCTGCACCAGCATTTGGCTTATGAGGTTTTTAACTCCTCCATCTGCTGTTAAGGACTGAAGCTCTCTCTCAACTTCCTCCATCAAAGGGTATGATTCAAGTTCAATAGCTTGGTCTGCCATAGGAGTTGTTCCTGCAAACTCTCGTAGCGATGCTAGAGTATCCTGCACATCATCTTCAAATTCATCAATGATAGGTTTTAAGATACCTTGTTTCGTTTTTTTAGTCGCACCTTTTGGAAAACTACGAACCGCTGAGTATACTCGGGTTATTAGTCCCATAAAACCCTCATTAAAGCGGCCCTTAGTTTCGTTTAATGCATTGGTTGATCCTTTAAATTCATACTTCTTAATGTCACAATCTTTAAAGTGATCTAGCATACTATTATGAAGAGCATTTGGGGTGAGGACTATACCTCCTGTATCCCCTCCCTTTTGTGGATCTCCGTCCCCATCAGGATTAGTAAAAAGAACTATATCTCCTGCTCCAACTCTTCCTAGTCTCTCTCTTACATACTCACACTTTGGGTCTCCCCTTTGCATTTCTTTTAAGAGTTCTAAATTAGTCGTAAACGCATTATGAATTTGGAGTTCTCCAATTTGCTGTCTAACCATCTTCCCATCCTCAAAACTAATAAATCCAGTTCCAGTAACTAACTTAGATTCTAAACTTATTTTACGGGAACCTCCGATGTACTGTGGTCTAACTCTATCCTTTGGCTTCTTTGTAGTTCCACAGATAATATCAGATAGTAATCCTTTTTCACATAACTCTTTTAGTACTGAGGCATTTTTAGTTTCCAAGTCTCTAATCTGATCTCCCATGGTAGCAAATCTCTCAGGATCTTCAGATATTAAGGAACCAAGAGTGACCATTCGTTGCTGCCTATGCCACTCCTCTAAGTCTGCTTGGTCCTGAGCAAGCTTATCTGCTTCTTGCCCTGGACTTAGCTTTGCTTCTTCGCCCCCTCCCATAGCATTAAGCATTTCCTCTTTCTTCTGTATCGCCCCAGGAGTATTCAGCCAACCGCCGTTCTGATCCAATACATAATTTTGTCCACGCCTATAAGAAACTACAGTCCCTTTCGGTCCTTTCCACATTTTAAATGCCTCTAGTCCTGGGTAGGTAGGATCTTTGATTGGTTCCCCTTTCCCCTTTACAGCGTTGCCTAGTATATTTAGAAGTGCTGTCTCCGCTGCTCCCCCAGCTTCAGCTTTGACTTCTTGGTTTTCTTCCTCCTTCTTCTTCTTCTTCTTATCCTCTGCTTCTGATATATAAGTAAGTTTGAATGTACGCTTCTTAAGCTTTTCGTAACTCTCCATTAGTTCTGAGAAGTAATCCATATTATATAATAGCCAAGTTAAACAGGCTCAGTCTGCTTGCAGTAACAGACTGAGCCCTTAGATACCTAAACATCACCTCCTGATTAGGATGGGTTAGCGTAGTCGTAAACATTCATGAAATCATACTTGAAGTTCACAGTCAGTTGGTGAAATGCATTCGTAGCATAATTAAACTCCGAAGCAGCCCAACTACTGGGATAAACTCCATAAAGCTCAATCGTGGAGTGTGGGGTCATAGTATTATCAAGCATAACCACTTCAACTTTATCAGCTTTAAAGGTCTGACCAGCAGTACCTCCAGGCTGTGCGCTCTTTGTCATCTCACCAGTGAGAGGATCATAAGTGTGACGGAAGTAGCGATAAAGATCAGAAGCTGTTTCACGAAGATAAAGGTTATCAAAGTCCACAGTAAGCTCCCCAGGAGTTGTCTTCCCAGGGTAGAAAACCTTATCGTTCACTCTATCAATAACGATAGCTTCGTTCTTCATTTCTAAACCACCAATTTTCTTAGCAGCAAGAGTTAAATCAGGTTGATTCGTAATATCTTCAGGAAGACCGAAGAAATGAATCTCAAATTGATATGCTCTTACTGAATCAAGATCCGTAGAGATGGTAGGAAGCCCCTGACCAGGGGTGAATTTTCGGTCGTATTTAGTCTTGTAATAAGATGTTGCCATTATTTAATTCCTTAAAGTGATCCTAACTGAGCCGACTGGTTAGTTAGGTTGATTTCGAAGATGAGGATCTCAGCAGTCTTGGTAGGCTTAATGAGAACCTTAGTCCAAAGTTCGTTGCGATCAATTCTAAGTGGAGTGTTAACTGTTTCATCACAAACAACACGGAACTCGGTGATGCCTCTTCTTCTACGGATATCATCGAGGAAGGGGTTCAGAACACCTTCGATCTGTGCCCAAGTGAACTCATCGTTAGGCTCGAAAACAAACCGTTGGGTAGCTGCAAGGATAACCTTGCGAATGTAGATCATAAGTCTGCGGATATTAATTCTATCCAGAGCAGTAGCAGATCTTTGCGTAGTTCTTTGACCAAAGATAGTGATGCCTTGTTGCGGGAAGGAAACGATTGGGTTAACAACATTTCCACCACTGTAAAGACTGTCTCTATCACCTTGGTTCAGTTTGACCTCAACCTCTGTAGGCTTAGTGAGGCGACCCCTACGGAACCCCGCAGGAGCAAACCAGCTATCAGCCACAGCATCAGTAAAGCACATCTGACGGGCTCCGAAGATCGCAGGATCGTACCAGCGATCAAGTGAGTCAAAGGTGCTGAACACCTTCACCCAAGGCCAGTAGATAGCAGCATAAGAACTATTAATAGGAGCGGTTCTTGAGTTACCCGTACTAGAGGATTTTCCATTACTCCAATCAATTGCGTCCTGAGTAGTGCCTACCGCAACAGGAGGCGAGACAAGAGCCAGGAAGTTCTGAGTAGTTTCAGCCAGAGTAATAAGGTTATTCTGAACTGATTGATCTTGAATTCCTGGCACCAAGGCAATTCCAATGTTAAGAGTAGGATCATCAAGTGATTGCATTCCCGTCTTAGGTTCAACAGAAGCATCTCCAATCAAGGAAGCTACATAGGTCCCAGCACTATCACCATCTACTCCACCAGTTAACCCAGTATCCGTAGCAGGAATAAGCTTGTTCCATCTAGAAGCTTTTTCGGAGACCCTGGACTCTGGAACAGGAGTTTCTGTTCCGTCACCCAAAGGCTCTGCCCATTGATAATCCACTTGAAATTCAGTTGTTGCCATTAAGGTATTTAAGTTATCTGCATAATTTGTAAGCTTGACTGCTGTAATATCCGCATTATCCTTAACCAAGTTTCCTTTGATAATATCTGAAGTAGTATTTGTTTCTCCAGTGTTAATAACATCTTCAATGAAAGCACCCGAACCAACAAAACTACACTTGAAAGTTTCGTCCGAAGTACCATCTTGATTTACATTAATACTAAAGTTTTGTGATCCAAGATCCGCAGTAGTAATACTATTACCGCTAGTACTTCCATCTGTCTTGGTTCCAGCATTGTACCCTGTTCCAGGATGCAAGGACTCTACTCTATAAGCAGCAGAGTTTGTTCCTGAGGTAAGAATACTTCCACCATAAACTTTTACAGCAGAAGCCAAAAACCCAGAAGCACCAAAAGCCGTTGCTGCACTTACAGGAGTGGTTGCGTGTAAGGCTGAAACACCAGCCGTTCCTGGGAAATTGGTCCCAGTCGCTGTCACCGAACTCACAGCAGAAACACCAATATAAGCACCAGAACCAGCAAAGCTCCCAACAATTGCACCAGAAAGACCTAAACCAGTGGCCTCAGTACCAACACCCCCCTCAAAAAAACAACCAACCTTATCAGCATCAAGACCTCCACCAACGATCTTTCTAATAGCTTCAGCTTGACTATTAGCAGTGGCAGCAGGAATGATAAAGTCCTTACCTGCACTACCATTATCAGCAAATTGGGCCACTCCAGCGTTATCATAAACCTGAATTCTTAATGTAAGAGGGGTTTCCACTCCAAAACCTTCAGCAGCATTATAAGATGCTGGGCCAGAAACAATAAGAGCAGGACAAGACCCAATACCCATAGTAGCAGAAGCATCAGCAGCATCGCTACCTGCGGCTCTTACATAATACATACTATTGGTTTGCTCTAAGATTTCAAGTCCACCCTCAAGACCCTGACCTCTAAGACCCTCACTAGGCGCACCAAAAGTCCTGATGAGGTTATTTTGGCTAGTGATTAGAGTAGCCTTGTTCGTAGGGCCTTTACCAGCAAACCCAACAATACCAACGATGGAGGTATTGATTGACGGGGCATATTCTGAAATATCTTTCTCAATGGTGTATACACCAGGGCTTACATAATTTACCATTTAATTTCTCCTAAGCGTTAGAAATCTTAAAGATCCTACGCCGATGCAGGGTCTTGATTTGTTCTGTGATGTAGCTCTCAGGAACCACAAGGCTTTCCCCAGGCTGCATGAACCTCTCTTTACACCCTTTTTCAGTACTAAAGTAGACAGTGAGGGTCTGAAGACTATCATTTTTTACAACTTTCATAACTAATTCCTTCCTTTATTATGTACTAAGGGGACTATACTTTTGTGAAAACTTTTTTTCAGCCAGCGGATACTTTATTTTGACCAGCCCCCAATATTGTCTCCGCTCCATAGGCATCGCCCGTCCTGCCTACCCCGAACCCCTCACTAAAAACTTTCTCCGAAAAAGTGGATAAAGCAACTGTGTGAGAGGGACAACCAGCACCGCTATTGATTGTGTGGCTTGTATTTTTATCCCCCGCTCTAACTACACAAACACCAGTAATAAAAACTTTACTAGAACACTCATCTGTGGTCGTAGTTGTATCGCAGTCATGACCTGCGGTAACTGACCCATCCCCATCCCCTATTGCAACTAAAGCAGCCATCAGCAATTCTCCACTTTAAATTCTTCGATCTTACCAGTAGAAGTATACAAGAACTTAGGACTAGGAATGTATGTTCTGAGGACTATGTTCATAGTTTTCTTAAGAACCCTATCTTCTTTATCAGCTACACTTATTTGTCCTACATCATCCTCAGAGTCTAAGTATGCCTTGGCTAGTGTAGAGAACTCAGTAGGGACCTGCATTTCAGGATTAAATTTTAATCTAATCTGTTCAAGAATTTGATCCATGTCGGACATATACTTAGTCCAGATGTTTACTTGATACTTAACATTCACTGCCCTGGGGGCTAGACTAAGAACTCTGAAAGCTCTATGCTTTTCTGCATCCCAGTACTTCTCGTTAACTAAAAGACTCTCTGTTTTCTGTCTAGAAGCATCGTTATCCGATACCGTCTGACCTATGGAAATGATAGGCAGAATGATGTTATTCTCTTGCTTCAGCTTGGCAATAGCCCTCTCAGCATTAGCATGGATACACATGATACTATTAAATTTCTCCTCTGAATCAATATACCCTACATCATTAAAGGATGCGATCATAGAGCGTAGAGATTCTCTGTAAATAAAAGAGATATTATTCTTAGCTTGAGTCATTTTGTAAATTACTTTACGCACATCTCCTTCCCTAGTATCCCACCTACTACTCCTACTTTCAAAGGAGGAAGGATCCCAAGTAGTAAGAACGGTATCAGGCATTGATACTGTGTTAAATGAGGTTGCTTGAGAAGGTGTTAAAAAATTTAGGGGCTTGTTAAAAGATCCACCTCCTGCTGGGGTAAACCCTGTTTCATCATTGGTCATACTATGAGAACCAACAGGGAAAGTGTAATACCCACCAAGAGAAGCACTATAGGTAGGTTCTCCAGAAACCCGCAAGGTCCAGATTAATCCAGCATCATCGCCAGTAATAGGCTGTAAAGCAATTAAAGAATCCTGTCCTATAGCCTTTAACTCATCTAAACGAGAAACTCCCGCATTATCGGTAGTAGAAATCCAAAGATTTGCCACTGTCCCTACTGCGGTACTCTGTGTATCAGTGGTCAAACCTCCTAGTGCAATATTTCCTTCTGCTAAGGACTTCCACTTCCACTCTGCAAGTTTAGAACTCATCGTTTATACCTGCATACCCCCCAAGCTCATCGCTGACCTGGGTGAGAGGAGTGTCCTGAACATCAGGAGCATCACGGAGGAGTTTAGCAGAGCATACTAAATGGTACACACCATACGACTCAAAGCTATCCTCAACAACTTCGAAAATTTCATACCTTTGATCTTGGAAAAAAGGTTTCACAATATCTCCAGGGATCACAGACCTTCCAATCTTCCTTTCAATATAACTCTTGTTGAAAGTAAAGAGTTGATCATTGGTTAACTCAATACCGAACTGGGTAAGCTCCTCACTCATAGAGATTGGATCGTAGTGACCATGAACCGTAAGTGCTTGTTTAGCTACAGGCTTGTTACGAGACTCCATGTAAACAGGATCATAGTCAGCAGACTGATAGTACTTGTAGAAAGAGAACTTAGAACCAGCAAGACGAATCATCTCATCATCAACCAAGTTGAAGAGGTTAATGTCTGGATTATCCTGATCAAAGAGGTTGAGTAAACTCTCTCCCTCATCAAGGTCAGGAAGCTCAGGAAGCTTCGTAGTTGCTTTGTAGTTCTTCTTTGCCAATTACTTGTCTCCAGCGTCCGAAACTTTCTTCCTGCTATGGGCAGCATCAGCCCTTGCATCTGCTCTAGTTTCTCGGGGGATATCAGGAGAACCTTCAACCGACTTACCTTTCTTGACCCGTGCCCTTCTGCGATTCAGACTACCCTGAACAGCATCTTTAACTTTGAGATTAGTTTTTACACCAAGCTTCCTGTCAACTACAGGATCTCTTGAGATCTTCTTTCTTTTAGTCTTTGACATTCTACCTTCCGCTCCTGCGGGGCTTTGGCTTGCTACCCTTCTTGCGATTGGACCAGCCTTCCATTCCATTAATTTTTTAACATATCTATTCATAATTTTACCTTACTGTGTTGCTACTGGTTCTTGTACTTTTTTCTTTCTAGTCGAAAGTGGTCTTACATCTTTTCCTTTATAT